CGCGCCGCAGTGGGCGGTGCTCGGCCTCAACGTGCTGGCGCTTCCAGTCGGCACTGCGTTCTACGTGTGGTCGGAAGCGCTGCCGCTGCAGAGCCTGCTTGCGAACGGCCTGTGGGCGTTCATCAATGCGGCGCTCGCGCTCGCGGTGATTTCGTTCACCGCGATCAGCCAGTTGTTGCCGTCGATCGTCGCCATCTGGCTGGCGCAATAATTCCCGGAGGTCTGTCCCGCCTTCACCAGGATCGGGGCGCCGCCCGCCGTCACGTCGTACAGCGTGGTTGCGGTCGCGGCGAACATCTTCGCCACCGCGCCAAAGAGATACTCGAACCCCGACACCACCGCGGCCGGCAGCGTCGACCACACCGTCGAGCCACCGCGCAGACGAATGCCGCGCAAAGTCGGCTCCCAGTTCTCGCTGATGATTGCTGCCCCCGGCTGCATGAACGCATCGTTCTCGTCCAGAACAATGCCGCGCGTGGGCGCCGGGATCGTGATGGTCTTCTGCGCCTGCGCAACCTGCTGCGGCACCGGCTGACGCCTGAATGCCTGATGCTGGCTCATGGCGGCCCCCATCCCGGCGGCCAGGACGCACCAACGCGCGCATACGATGAGATGGGCATGCGATCGATCAGGATCGGCGCGGGTTTATCGGAGCCTTCCACCCTGGTCAGAGCATCGTAATAGGTGGACATGTCCTCGGCGTATTGGCCGCCCTTTTGGGATTTCCATTTCCAGATCATGCCAAGCTTGAGCACCCGCTCGGGCAGGCGAAACGTATCGGTGTCGGCCATGAACCTGTCGCCATTGCCGCCGCTGGTCAGCGCGATCGGGTTCGCATCGATGTACTTGAACTTTGCCGTGACGCCGACGCCCATCACCGGAAAGATCAGCATCTGCCCGCCTTCGATCATCCACTCGCCCCAGGCGTTGGAGTAACCTTGAGCGCGACGCTGCATCCATTCGTCGGCATCGTTGATGAACGTCATCGGCTGTTGCGTCGAGGTCGAGCGCCACACCTGTCCGTTCTTCAGCATGCGCCGGTAGTCGGCGGGGAGATTGAATGCTGCCGTCGCGCCATCACCCGTGTAGGTCTGCGTCTTGATCAATCGTGTCCAGTCGCGTTCGTCGCCACCGATGCTCTGCGCCATCTCGTTGGCGCAGGCGACCATCTCGAACATGGTGCGGTTGGCATTGATGTTAGTGAACACGGAATCGGGCTTGATCACCCCGACCACCGCGCAAACGTCCTGCACCACCGTCAGCAGGGTCATCGATAACGTCCAAGCCGCTCAAGATCACGTGGGTCAAACGGAGGTGTGTCTCCGCCTTGCATCAGAACATTCGGATCGTATGGCAGACGCTGCATCAGCTCCTGCGGGTCGACATTCATCGGAGGAGGTCGATATGGCCCGCGCTGCATGAGATCATCAGGATTGACGTTCGCGGGCGGTCGATATGGCCCGCGCTCCATCAGTGCTCTGGCGATCGCTTCGCGCCGGTCCATCAGGCCACCCTGGCGGGTCGAGCTTCCATTGCCATGCGGATCAGCATCTTCCTCGGCAGGTTGCCCTGCGGAGCGTGGCCGGTGGCGCTCTGGATGAGCTTGCGCAACGCCTCGTCGGTCATGCCCTCGAACTCGAGTTCGGCCGTCGTGGCGCGGACTTTCAGGGCTTCGTTGTCGTCCTCCAGCACCTGATTGCGGGCGCGCAGTGCGTCCAGCTCGGCCTGGAGCTGCGTTGTCCCAGGCGCGGCGGCCTTCGACGTGGTGATGTATTCCTCGGCTTGGTTCTTCAGGTCGCGGCCATTCGGGCCGAGATTTTTCAGCTCTTGACCGTCCACCGCGGCGAGCTGCTCGACCGGGTAGATGTGCAGTGCGTTGAGTTCGGCGCGCCGCGCCGCGGTGAGGAATGGCGCAGCGGCGAGCGGCGTGCCGCGGATGGTCTGCTGCAGCTTTTCCTTGAACTGCTTGTACTGGTAGCTGAACAGCTCGGCGTAGGTGATCTCGCGTTGGTCGCCGCCATACTGATCGCCGACCCAGCGTGCGCGCACATGCGCGGGCTGGACGGTGGAATTGCGCGAGCCGGGCGCGCGGATTTCGCAGACCTCCATGTCGTCGCAGATCAAGCGGCCTTCCTCGGCGCTCTTCTGTGCGTTTGGAATGGGGTGCTGCTTGAACACAACGACGAGCGTATCGTCGGGATTGCGGGAATTTCCGTATTGCATTTCAGTCTCCGTTTAATCCAGGACCGTCGCTCGCCTGTCCACGAGCGACGGCCCCAGGGTTTTCCGAGAAGGAAGAGTGGGGGTTAAAACCTCCTCGGAATTACGATGCAGGCACCGAGTCGTAGAGCCGCCAGTTGAACAGTGGATTAGTCTGACATAGCTCGCCCATCCAGCCGATGAACTGGGCCACCGCGTCCTTGTCAATTGGCATCTGACCGTCGCCGTCGAACAGTTTATCGAAGTTTCTGTCCGGGTGATAACGCAGCCGGAAGCTGTCGGTGTTAATCCCGAAGGTGGTGTTGGCTGGCATGTTGCTGCCGATGCCGCCGTCGAGCACGATCTCGGCGCGCTTGCCGCCGCCGATATATTCGAGCGCGCTAAAGCCCAGCTTGCCCAGGCTCGTCTCGTTGGTCTGTCGCTGGATTGCGATGGTGGCCGCGTCATATGCCGCGTAGTGTTCGGGGGACATGATCAGCAGATCGGCGTAGTCGCGGCCGCGCGATTGCTTGGTCATCACCGCATTGAGCAGCGGGCGCACCGTGGTGGCGTTGACCTGCGTACCGATGGCGGCCGAATATGTATGCGCGTCATACGTTTTCGTCTGCCAGATGGTTGCGGTAGCGCGATCGATGCCGCCGTATACCCCGGTGTTGGTGACGATCGGCACCGCGGTGGCAAGGCCGGTCAATTGCTTGCCACCATTTGCTGTGCCATCGGAATAAAGCCCGGCATCCATCGTGTCTTCGAGGGCCTTTTCCGCCGCCTCCAGGTACGAATCGAACACGTCCATGAGCTGTGCGGAGCCAGAGTTATTAAGCAACTCCTGGGAGGACAGAATTATAGGCACGACGCACATCTTAGGCTCGAAAAACGCGTCGTTGAACAAATCGATCGCTGGGTTTAGCAGTTGATCGTATCCCGAATACCACTGCGCGACTTGCTTGCCGATCTGCAGGGTTTGCCTAATCCTCGGCCCGCTATAAGTTTGCCACAGGCCTTTTTTTCTCATGACGGCGAGCAGCGCGTTATTGTTGCTCACCAAATCTTCGTAGCTCGATGACCGATCTTCCAAGGCCATCGAGAGAATTTGCTGATAGGCTGCATTTGTCGTGACGTTCGGCACCGGAGTTCTCCAGGGTTACGGGTTCAGTCACATGCCATTGACGCGACGCATGGCGTTCGCGATGGCTTCGCGGCGACCGACCGGCTTATCGCCGCGCCGACGTGATCCATCTCCAGGACCACCGTTCGGTGCGCCATAAATCGAGCGATCGTTACGGGTCTGAGCCGTAGGGTTGCGGGTCTGAGCCGCCTGGGTGCCGTCGCGGGTCTGAGCCGCCTGGGTGTCGGGCCGAAGCAGTTCGGCGCGGCGATAGGCTGTATCGAGGTCAAAGCCGAGACTGACTTCGTTCGCGATCAGCTCTGCCAGTTCATCCACCCTGGGATGGGTCGCCGCAAACTGATCGACGCCGGCCCGGGTCTGATGAAACCGGGCGACATACTGCATCTGTTTGTGTTCGTTTTCAAGCGCAGCTATCCGCTGCTGCGCCTGCTGGAGCTGATGGCTCTGCGCCATCGCGCGGTTTTTGCTCTGCAGGAGCTGCCGCTGCTCGGGCGTTTGATTGACGATGTGCCAAGCGACATCCTCTAATCCCAGGCGGCGGCCCTCGGGCGTCTGCAGGTTCAGGTTATTGATGATCAGGTCCAGGCCGCCGACCACGTCGTTCCGGAGCTTGTTCTCCATGCCGGTGTAGTTATCGAGCGCGCGCTGCAGCGAGGTGCCGTGCTCGCGCGCCATGTTGTGGTAGTGCCGGATGGTTTCCATCTCGTCGTGGTCAGCGCGGTAGGCCTGATAGGCGCGGCTAAACTCCTGATGCATCCGGTGAACTTCACCGCGAACACTTTCCGGGGCGGCGTGCCATTCGGCCTTGGCGTGATCCGCCATTCTGGTGGGCGGCTCGCGGTAGGGCGCGTGCTGCGGGAGGGTTGCGTGCCTGCCCTTCAGCGGCGACTGCTGCTCTGGCGCACGTTGCGCCGCACCGTCACGCGGCGCGAAGTGCCCGTGTTCTGCGCGCTGCCGTGGCTCGCCCTTTGGCTGGTCATCCGGCC